AAGCGATGGCCATGGTCAAAAAAAAATGTTATAAAAAAGGAACTGGTGAACCACCACCGGGAAGTTCGTATGAAGACATGGGTATCCAGGAAATCGGTGGCAAAAAATTAAAAACACCCAAATCTAAAAAACTTAAATCCAGAAAAGTCAAATCTAGAAAACTCAAATCTAGAAAAGTCAAATCTAGAAAACCAAAATCTAGAAGATCAAAAACTCGCAAACATTAAATTGAATTGCGATATATAATTCTATATTTTTTATTGATATACTATAATGTGTATACCAACAAAAATTTTTATAATACCATACAGAAATCGAGAACCACAAAAACATCATTTTGAAATTTATATGAAATATATTTTAGAAGATATTTCAAAATCTGATTATGAAATATTTTTTATTCATCAAATGGACAATCGACCATTTAATAGAGGTGCTATAAAAAATATAGGATTTTTAGCTATGAAAGCAAAATATCCTAATAATTATAAAAATATTTCTTTTATATTTAATGATGTTGATACTCTTCCTGTGAGAAAAAATTTATTAAATTTTGATACTGTACCAGGTGTTGTTAAACATTATTATGGTTTTAAGTTTGCTTTAGGTGGAATATTTTCAATTAATGGTGGTGATTTTGAAAAATCAGGTGGATTTCCAAATTTTTGGGGATGGGGTTTAGAAGATAATACCATGCAAATTCGTGTATTAAATGCTGGTATTAAAATTAATAGAGATGTTTTTTATACATTTTTAGATCGTAATATTATTCATATTAATGATGATCTTACTAAAATACATACTAAAGAAGATATACATAGATTTAATAAAAAATTAACCGACTCATTATATGATATACATAATTTATCGTATACAATAGAAAATGAATTTGTTCAAGTAAAAAATTTTACGACAAGATATAATGCAGAAAATGATACATTTTATAATAAACATATTTCTGAGGGATTAAGTAAAGTAAAGGCATTACCTATTCATAATTCTTTACAAAAGCGATTGAGAAAGCTACCTTTTTAAATATTTACAGCGCATGTAGTCGTTTTATTTTCTAATGTTTTATTTTCTAATGTTTTATTTTCTAATGTTTTATTTTTATAAATTTTATTATATATTAATACAACTCCCATAGCTGTAATCATAAAATTAAAAAAAAATAATAACATTATAGTTAAATAACTTTGAAGAACTAATTTTATTGACATATTTGTATCAACATTACTATTATTAATAGTATAAATATTTGTATTATTCTCGAACTCCATACATGAATAATCATGACTATATTTTTAAATTATATCAATAATATATATTATATGATAATAATATATATTTAATACATGTTTAATATTTTATGCGAAGATTTATTATTATTATTATTATTAAATTTAACAAATATAAATGACATTATTAATTTTTCGGTAACTAATAAATCTATATATAGATTTATTAATAATAATACATATATTGAATGGGGAAAAGAAATATATAGTACAGAATTTTGGATTAAGGCAAATAAACGAACGATCGCCATATCTAAACCATGTATTAATATGAAAATGGAACTATTAAGATTACAGAATTATAATGATTTGCAAAATAAATATGGACATGAAAAATGGAGTAAAGAAGATTATTATAAATATTGGGATTCTATGGAAAAAAGTAGCTATAAAAAACTTATAAAAAACAAATAAAAAGCCAATTAAATCAAACAATATAATAATAACAGAGAATGTGAAGAATATTTTATTCAACTGTAACTACTTTTGCAAGATTCCGTGGTTTATCTGGATTAATATTTTTTGATATAGAGAGAAGATATGATAAATATTGTAAAATAACACTAAAAATTATTTCTTGATAATGTTCTAATTTCGGTATTTCTAATTTCAAATCACATTCAAAATTACAATCACTTATTACACAACAATGGGTATTTCTAGAGGTTATTTCACAAAATGTTGATTTTTGTAATTGTTTACTTTTCTCATCAATTAATAGAAAAGTTAAAGTTTTTTTATCTAACAATGCAAATGGGCCATGTTTTAATGATCCAGAAGAATAGCCTTCGGCATGAATATAAGTTATTTCTTTAATTTTTAAAGCAATTTCTTTTGCTACCGGAAATAATTTCTCTCTTCCCAAAATAAAAATACTCTGAATTTTTTCAGTATTAATAAAATTTACTATATTTTGACAATTATTTTTAATAGATTTATTTTCTAATATATTTTCAATACAACTTGGTAATAATTGTAAACAATCTATTTTAGGAATATTATATTGTTTTTCTTTAAACCACATACTTATTAAAGAGAGAACTATTAATGTTGATGTAAATGATTTTGTTGATGCAACCGCTATTTCCTGTCCAGCATTTAAATATACACCACAATCTACTTGTTGAGCAATTAAAGAATCTACAACATTTACTACTCCTAGCATTATACAATTTTTATTTTTACAAAGTTCCATACATTTTAATACATCATGCGTTTCGCCTGATTGACTGCAAAAAATAGATAATACCTTACCACGTTTAGGTATATCATTTTTACTAAATTCTGATGCATCAAAACATTGTACTGTATTAAAAACCTGCGAACTATAAAAATAGGATTTACTTATCATACAAGCATGATAACTAGTTCCACATCCAAATAACATTAAATGTTCTATCGAATTTGTTCTTATTAAATTTGATAGATTATATAATCCTCCCAAAACAATATTATTTTCATGAATTCTTGCGCCATTATTATAGGCTGCCAATATCGATTTTGGTTGATCATAAATTTCTTTAATTGTCCAATATGGAAATGGAGACGGATTATCTCTTAAAATAATATTATTAACAGTTTTACTTTCATATCGTTTATTTGAAAAGTATCCAGTATTATCAATTGTTATAATGTCATTATTTTCAATAGTAATATATTTATCTACTAATCCTATAAATCCTGATGTTTCAGAAGTACATATTATAATATTTTTATTATATCCAATTATAAGCGGAGACCCATGACGTGTTAAATATATTTTTTCTGGTTCTAATGTATATACAATAGCTAGAGCCCAGGTTCCACATAATTCTTTACTCACTAATTCAATTGCTCGTTCAATAGAATAATTTTCCATTAAATAAAATTCTATTAAATTTGCTATAATTTCTGTATCTGTTTCAGAATAAAATTTATATCCTTTTTTTAAAAGAAAATTTTTTATATCTTGATAATTTGTTATAATACCATTGTGTGCTAGAATTATATTTTTACGCATGGAATAATGTGGATGCGAATTTAAATCTGTTATATTTCCGTGCGTAGCCCATCGGGTATGACCAATTGCTATAGATGAGATTTTATTAGACATAGATGTAGATAATTTATCTATACAATCTGAAATTTCATTTGATGCGTGTTTTATAATATTCCAATCATTTGATTTAAAAGCTATACCAACCGAATCATATCCGCGATTTTGTATGATAGAGAGACTTTTAAGTAATTGAATAATTACATTTTCATTAGTTTTTGATAAGAAAACTGATATACCACACATTATATTTAATATATTAAATGTAAAAGTATTTTAATATATTAATTTTAAAAGTATTTTAATTTTAAAAGTATTTTAATTTTAAAAGTATTTTAATTTTAAAAGTATTTTAATTTTAAAAGTATTTTAATTATTATTTAAATAATATTAAATATTTTAATATAGATTTATAGAATGAGTTTTTTTGTTTATTTTTTAGAATCGACTAATGGTTCTACATATATTGGTGCAACAATGGATTTAGATAAAAGAATACGACAACATAATAAAGAAATAAAAGGTGGAGCAACTGCAACATCAATAAAGGTTAATCAAGGAGAAATGTGGTCATATGCATGTTATGTAGAAAATTTTCCTACATGGCAAGCAGCATTACAATTTGAATGGAGATGGAAACAAATATCTAGATTAATTCAAAAAAAAGAACCAAAATTAAAACCATATGAAAAACGTATAAAAGCATTAAACGATTTATTAAATTTAGAAAAATCTACATCCGCTGCTGAATTATATAGTTCCTGGCCGAATCCACCAAATATTATATTTAATAATGATAAAATTAAAAAATATTATTATATTATAAAATGATTATTGGAATATTAATATTAGTTATTTTTGTTTTAGGTAGTATTTCTTTAAGAAAATTATTTAGAAAACATGGTGGTGTTGCTCTAAATGCAGCTATAGATTTTATGAATGTATTACAATGGATTAAATTTATTGGCATTATTGTATTATTATTATTTATCTTTTTCTTATATGCTCATAAAAAATAAATATGAAATTTTACTTAAAAAAAAGAACTAAATAATCAATTATTTTTTTATTTTAAAAATTATCATCAAATTCAAATGCATCATTATTGTCAGCTAATTTTGATGCAAGAGCATATTCACTAACTTTATTTTCAAAGAAATTTGTTTTACGCTCAATACTAATCATTTCCATAAAATCAAATGGACAGGATGCATTATAAATTTTATTATAGCCCAGTTGAACACTAAGACGGTCTGCAACAAATTCTATGTATTCACTCATTAGTTTATTATTCATTCCAATAAGATTACATGGTAATGCATCACAAAGAAACTCCTTTTCGTGTTCAACCGCTTCAGTAATTATTTTATAAATTAATTCTTCATCTAATTTATCATCTAACTTATTATATAGTAAAATAGCAAATTCTGTATGTAAAGCTTCATCACGAGAAATTAATTCATTTGAAAAAGTAAGACCTGGTAATAATCCTCGCTTTTTTAACCAATATATTGCACAAAATGATCCAGAAAATAATATACCTTCAACACAAGCAAATGCAACTAAGCGTGTTGCAAAATCGGACTCTTTACTATTAATCCATCGAATTGCCCATTCACCTTTTTTTGCTATACATGGAAAATTATCTAAAGCATGAAATAACCGGTCTTTTTCTACTGGATTTTTTATATATGTTTCAATTAACTGACTATACATTATAGAATGAATATTTTCCATCGCAATTTGAAACCCATAAAACGCTCTTGCTTCTGCTAATTGAACATCATTCATAAAACGCATCGCTAAATTTTCTATAACAATTCCATCACTTGCAGCGAAAAATGCCAAAATCATCGAAATAAAATATCTCTCATTATCGTCTAATTTATTCCAGTCATTAATATCTTTTGACAAATCAACTTCTTCTACTCGCCAAAAACTATCCTCTGCTTTTTTATACATATTCCATACATCAGCATCTTTGATTGGAAACATTACATACCGATTATGGTCTTCTTTTAATAAAATATTGCAGTTTTCTTTATTCATTCTAAATAATATATATTATAGATTTTAATATTTTTATAAAAAACAATTATTAGTTTTATAAAAAATAATTATAAAATTATTATAATTATAATAATTATAATAATATATTGTATATGGATATAGCAAATCGGGATATAAAACTAAAAACTATAGAAAACGAAATAAAAAATATTAAAAATAATTTAAAAAAAAATGGTAATTATAATCAAAACTTAGTAAAACAAAATAATAATCAAATAAATCAATTAAATCTGATATATGATTATTTAGCTAAATTATTAGAAAATGAATCTTTATCTGGAGAGAAAAAAAATAATGATATAAAATCTATAAAACAAGATATGAAAAAAATTTCTAGAGCAATTACTATAATAAAAAATGATATACAATAAAGTAATTAAAGTAAATAAATAAAAATATATATATATATATATATTTATTTATTTACCAAGAATTTCTCTCTGCATAAGATATCTAATATTTTTCATTTTTTCTAATTTAATTAATCTATTTTTATAATTTTTTTTGAATTTGCGTTGTAAAATCTTTAGCCAAAATGTTTTTATTATAGCAATATTTTCATTTGTAGATAAATTAATAATCTGAATAATATTTACTTTAATATTATTTTTATTAGAAATAATATTATTATAATTTCTAATTATTGGATGATATAGCAATTTATTATTATTATAATTATAATAATTATACATATGATTTTGATAATTATCCATACATAAATTATAAAAATCATATTTATGTATTATTGATAATATCATATAATGTCCATGTATATATTTATAACTATTATTGGTAAAACCATGGATATTATTATGAAAAAATTCACACACACCCAATTTATATTTATTTCGCATAATTATAATTATTATTAATAATTATATTTTATTTTTAATATTTTTATATTTAGAATAATTTTTATTCTAAGTAATAGTATATAAATGAAAGGTTCTTCTTTACAGAAAAGTTTAAATACATTAACGCATAATAAAATCGTACTTTACGCCGTTGTTGCTTTAGCACTTGTTAATTTACTCGGTTATTTAAAACAAAATAATTTAATGGCTGTGGGTGTATTTTTAGTTGTTGGATATGGAATGACCCATGTATCCAAAAATATGGTTTATGTATTATTAACCGCTGTTGTCGCAACTAACTTTGTTGTTAGACCCAACCTATTAAGAGGGGTAGGATTATTAGAAGGATTTTCAGAAGAAGCAGACTATGATGACGAAGAGAAAAAAGTTGATAATAATGATATTGATGATATGGAACATTTTATGTAAATAAATATTATTTATAAGTTAAAATAAAAACTAGAAAAAAACTAAAATATTATATGTTAAATTATAATTTAATATATAATCCTATTTTTATTACATGTTTTTTTATTACATTTATTTTTGTATTATTATTCATTTATTTTTTTTATTATAATTATATTAAAACTATTAATTTTGAAATACAAAATATTCAACCAAAAACACCAAAAGTAATAACATATTATAATCATAGTTTAATAGATAAATATCCTGTAAATAATAATAAATTTCCCGAATTTAAGAATGCTACATCATATAAAGTAGAATTAAATCCAGGTGATAGCTTATTTATTCCAGCGGGATGGTGGCATTGGGTATTTTCTCAAGATAATTGTATAGCATTTTCTCATATAATTCATAATTTTGATGAAGATGCAATTACTGAAAAACAATCTCATAATTATAAAGAAAAAACTATTAAATATTATAATTATAATAACAGAAATTATATCGATTTTATAAAACATAGTACAGAATCAATGCCGTTAGTATATAATAATCCAAATTTAAATAAACTCACGCAATTTTTTTTAGAACAAACATTAGATAAAGCCAATATTATGATTTCTAAAAGCAATACAATTAACTCTGTGAATAAACCTGGTAATACAACAATGCTAATAATTAATGGTAAATACAAATACTTTAATATTTTAAATAATTCATATAATTATTATTGTTATATTGGTATGATGCCATTAGATAAAGAAAAATTTATTTGTTTTATAAATAATGATTGGAACACATTTGCTAATACTAACAATAATAAAAATGATATATATTTATGGCATAGTAAAAAAAATATTGATACAGGATTACATTATGATATAACAGATAATTTACTTACAGTCCATAGTGGTAAAAAAACTATTATGTTATTTCCACCATCGGAAAAAAAATATTTATATAATAAATTGTTGAATAATATAAATAATTTTGGTTGTTTTATACAACATTAATATTAATTTAAACCTTAATATTAATTTAAACTTTAATATTATTATTTTTTTTAGATAATGATATTAATTGTGGAATTGTATCATCATTTTCATAATTTGCACGATCGATTTCATAATTAGTAATTGGTATATTATAATCTGGAGACAAAGGCGTTATTACACACATAGGTATCGGTTTAGATTTTGGTATAGATTTTGATTTTGGTATAGATTTTGATTTTGGTATAGATTTTGATTTTGATAAATCCTTTTTTTTATTTCTTCCAAATAAACATTCTTCATTATAAATAAAATTAAACATAGATAAAATATTTCCCATATAAAGCTTATAATTTAAGTTTAGATTTATTAATTTTATTACACGATTTACAACCTTTACTTGCTCCACCTACTATTTTTGATTTAGAACTCG